GTATTGACGTGGGATACCGGGACCCCACATCTTTCATAGTAATAGTTTATAATCAAGCCTCGTCCACCTTTCATGTGGTAGACGAGTACCTAAAAGCAGAAGCTACTACAGATATACATGCCGTTGCTTTTAAAGAACTTATTGAGCGCTGGAAAGTAGACAGTATATTTATAGACAGCGCCGCACCTCAATTTGCAAGTGATCTTGCGTATCTATACGACATAGCAACTATCAAGGCAAAAAAAGATATACTGCCTGGAATCGCATATGTACAAACCATTATAGAAACCGGACGGTTAAAAGTATCGCCTCATTGTGTTCACACCTTAGAAATGTTAAGCCAATACAGATGGGATAGCAGAGAGACTCTGACCAAAGAAAAACCATTACACGACAAACACAGTCACATGGCAGATGCCTTAAGATATGCCCTGTACTCTTGGACTATTTAAGACTATGAAAAGCGGAATTTATATCCTAAAGTTCGACAGCGGCTATAACTACATTGGCAAGAGTGTAGACATAAGTGCTCGCTACAAACAGCACTTGAATTCACTGCGTCGTGGTAATCACACATCCGAATTGCAGTCTCACTACAAGGTGTGGGGAGTTCCAAGTTGTGAGGTGTTAGAGCTGTGCCATCCAGATCATCTAGATGTTTTGGAGAGGTCCTGGATTAGCCGAGGCGTCAACTTGTTGAATACTGTGTACCCCGACGTTCCAGAACACGACAGCTGGGTACGTAGTTATAGCCATGTCTTGGAGCACAGCACAGGAGCCCTACTCAAAAACATGTCTGAGAATGCCCGTGAGTTAAAGGACCTACGTCTTCACGGTGTAGTGGCTCCTGGGGAACTAGACCGATTGAAAGACTTGGAACTGGAGGTGGCTTCACTTCGAGCCTACAAATCTAGTAGCTGGTGGTATAAATTGTGGAACTGAAATTTGTAGGTCCCCAAAAAAGGTTTTGACAGGTGTTTGCCTACGTGCTATAATATCGGTAATTTAGAGTTGTAATACCAACTTTTTGCGGGTGGGCCTAATTAACCCTTCATCGTGCTGACACACGGACCGCCAGTTCAACCTTGTCAGGGGTAGGAATATATGACTATTGGAATTTATCGTCTGTGCTTCAATGGCACAGATCAGTGCTACGTTGGGCAAAGCGTCAACATAGAAAAACGTTACAAACAGCATTTAAGTAGCTTTATTAACAATAAAGCTAATCCAAAAATGATGGAAGCGTACATTCAGTATGGAAATCCTTTTTTAGAAATACTCTGTGAATGTAGTGTTGAAGAATTAAATATCACAGAAGATGAAGCAATAGAGATATTTGACTGCGTAAATAACGGTTTCAATGTACTAGAACATGCTACAGATACACCCGAGTCGCGTGGTGAAAACAATGGTCATGCTAAATATTCAAATTGTCAAGTAGAAAAAGTATTAGAACTACTTTGCGATCCTAAAATTACATTTGTAAAAATTAGTGAAATTACCGGAGTAAGCGTCAGTATTATAGGACAAACAGCTTGTGGTAAGACTCATCAGTGGCTTGAGGAAAAATATCCGGACATGTATAGTAATGTAATGTCGCTCAATGGAACCAGAATTAGTATTAGAAATTCTTCTGGGGCCAGAGGTATAAAATATCTTCCAGTAGTATCTCCCAGTGGTGAAGTATATAACAATATTTCTAACGTTACAGAATTTTGTAGACAGCATGCATTACATCAATATGCTTTTAGTATGTTATTAAAAGGCAACCGTAAAACTCACAAAGGCTGGAGAATTGCCGCCGATGGCTAATAATACTAGGAACAGAATACCTGTAAAATGGATACGGGATAAAGCTAAAAGTGCTTATGAAAAAGAGGCTCATTGTTATATTTGTGGCACCGACAAAGACTTGGAGCTGCACCACACTCATTCAGTGACACTGTTGTTAGAGCGTTGGATTGAAAAAACTGGTCGTGATTTTTCCTCGGATGAAGCCGTATTAGCAAATCGTGAGGAGTTTATTGAATATCACCGCAAAGAAATATATGATGATGTGTACACACTGTGCAACCGTCACCATGTAGCCCTGCACGGAGTGTATGGTAAAGCACCACCACTTTCCACTGCTGTCAAGCAAGGTTCCTGGATAGAAACTCAAAAAGCTAAGACATTGTTACCGCAAGACACTAAACCCAAAGCGGTGACTGGCAGTTTTAGCGAATTTTATTGAGGAATCCCATGAACATCATCAAAGATTTTAGGGGCTGGTTGGTTACCAAACTAAACCCAGCTCAAGGCGTTATTAGTCGTGACGAAGGCACCAGCGTTGACACCAATGCCACAATCAGTTACCTACAGGCGTTTAACCGGTTGGAGAGTGTTAACCGTGGCGTCAACATGATTGTGAGTGCATGCAGTAGTCTGGACTACGACGTAAAAGAGAGCAAAGCCGACGCGGTAGTGGGTGGTGTACGACAAAAGAGCTTGATCAAGTTGTTGAACTATACACCCAATCCATATCAAAGCGCACAAGAATTTCGCATAAATATGTTCACAGACTTCTTGCTGGAAGGCAACATATTTATCTACTGGGATGGTGCCCACATGTACCACCTACCAGCCAGCAACGTACAGATTGAAACAGACCCTAAAACTTTTGTAAAGGGCTATACTTACAACTCAGAGGTGACTTTCAAGCCTGACGAGGTGTTTCACATCAAAGACTTGAGCAGCGTGTCAATCTATCGTGGCACCAGTCGTTTAGCTTCAGCTGACCGCAACATCAAGATATTGTACAAGATGCAGACCTTTCAAGAACAGTTCTTTGATAATGGAGCTGTGATGGGCCTGATCTTGACCAGTGACAACACTCTGAGCCCTACTGCAAAGCAACGAACATTAGAAGCTTGGAAAACTCAATACTCACCCAAAAATGGTGCTCGACGTCCCATGATATTAGACAGCGGATTAAAGCCCTGGGGAGAGTTTGCCGACACTTTCAAAGACATGGATTTTGATGTCTCAATCAAAACTCATGACACCAAGATATTGAAGAGCTTGGGAGTGCCGCCAATCCTGTTAGACGGTGGCAACAATGCAAACATTGCCCCCAACCTCAGACTGTTTTACTTGGAGACTGTGTTACCCATCGTAAATCGATATGTTAGTGCAGTAGAAAGATTTTTCGGATACGATGTAGAAGCAGTAACTGCAACCGTATCAGCATTGCAGCCTGAATTGAAAGACGTGGCTGCTTACTATACCACTCTGGTCAACGGCGGAGTAATTTCTCCAAACGAAGCCCGAGAGGAACTACGCTATGTGGCCAAGCCAGGTCATGACGACCTGCGTGTACCAGCCAATATTGCAGGCAGTGCTAGCAATCCTAGCGTGGGAGGAGCTCCTAAAAAGACTCCGCAAAATTGAGGTAAGGAGCCTATGAAAGATAAAGTACTACATTTAAATAGTGCTTTTTCCATTAAAGCTGCAACTGACAATCCCAGTTCTATCTACATTGAAGGCTACGCAAGTACCACCGACGTAGATCGTCAGGGAGATGTTGTTCCCAGTTCAGTCTGGGAAAAGGGCATGACTAACTACCTTAAAAATCCTATTATCTTAGCATACCATGATCACAGCAATCCGATCGGACGTATGACTGAGCATAAAACGGATTCAAAGGGATTATGGATTAAAGCAAGAATTTCAACAGCTGCCAAACAGTTCCAGCTTATCAAAGACGGGGTGTTAACAGCTTTTTCTATCGGCTTCAGGGTGTTGGACGCTGAGTACAACTCAGCCGCTGAAGTGTTTTTAATCAAGGAATTGGAACTGGTAGAAATTTCTGTCGTTTCAGTACCTGCAAATCAAAATACTGTTTTTGATTTAAGTAAAGCATTTGATAGTGCTGACGATTATAAGCGTTACAAAGAGCAGTTTGCAAATAATACTCCATCAGCTAAAGGGCTAGAAAAGGGTACAAGTTCAAACGGCGATATTAAAAAGGAATGGAATATGAATCCAGAAGAAATCAAGCAAATGCTTGCACAAGCTGCTCGTGAAGCCGCAGAACAAGCTACCAAGGCTCTAGAAGCCCGTCAACAAGCCGAAGCAGAGGCTAAGGCGAAAGAAGCTGCCCGCCAAGCTGAAATCGACAGCCGCGTTAAGGCTGCCGTCGAAGCTCAGATCCAGGTTGGTCAAACTGGTGCAGAAAAGCTATTAGCCGAAGTTGAAAAGCGCCTGGCTGACGAGCGTCAAGCCCAAAAAGGCATTCTAGAAGGTCTAGAAGCCAGCCTAAAGGAAAAGGCTGCCGAACTAGAAGCTCTACAAAAGTCAAAGATGACTTTTGGTGACAAGCGCGGCAGCGATAGTACAACTTACCAAGAGCGTGAAATGGCTGTGTTGCTCAGCAAGGTAACTGGCAAGAGCATTGAAAGCACTCGCTATGGTAAGATGGTCGTTGAAAAGGCCGGTGGTCACCTGGGTGGTACCAGCAACACATCAGGCTTAGTTGCAGCACCTGCCAGCATTTGGGAAACAGAAGTTTCTACAAATATGGAAAACGAAGTGCGCCGTCGATTGGTAATGGCTCCTCTCATGAGAAACGTTGCAATGCAAACCAACGTTATGAGAATGCCTCTAAACCCAGAAGCCGGCAAGGCCACTTGGGTTCAGAACAGTGATTTTGGTAACAGTAACCTAAATAGCTCTGGTACTACAGACACTCATGTATTGAAAGAAATCACTCTAAATGCCTTCAAGGTAGCCACACGTGAGTACATGGCTCTCGAAGAAGAAGAGGATTCAATCATTGTGTTGTTACCACTAGTTCGTGACGCTATGCTACGCCGTGTTGCACGTGCTGTAGACGCTGCCATGATCAATGGTGCTGGTACTGCAAGCGATCCAGTTCGTGGCGTTGCAATGTATGATACTGCAAGTGCTGTACAGATTGATTCAAGCAACCTTGTAACCATCGCCAAGATGAGAGCCCTTCGCAAGGACTTGGGAGCTTGGGGTCTAGAGCCCTCAGAGCTGGTTTATGTAGTTAACACAGAAACCTACTACAATCTATTAGACGACACCAGCTTCTTGACTGTAGACAAGATCGGTGATCGTGCTACATTGTTAACCGGCCAAATTGGTACTATTGCCAACACACCGGTCGTTGTAAGCGGCGAAATGCCTGCAATCGCTGAAGCAGCTGACGGCGCAAGTACAAACATTGCAGCTTTCTGCTTTGCACCTGCCAACTTCTTGGTAGGCAACCAGCGTGGTCTACGTGTTGACACAGACGTGTTGACAGAGCGTCAGAGCCGTGTACTAGTGGCATCACTGCGTACAGGTCTAACTCAGTTGACAACTAACCTAGGCCCTGCAGTAAGCACCCTACGTTACGTTAACGGAGCAGTTTAATAACTGACTAAAACCGGGGGGATACCCCCGGTTTTTCCAAAGTGTTGTGTTCAACACTTTGGAAAAACCAAGGAGAGATTATGGGCATTAGCTTAGTTACTTTGACAGAATATAAAAACTATGCGGGTATCGCTAATCCCAATCAAGACACAGTCATTGCGAACATCATTCCCAAAGTGAGTGAATTGGTAAAGACCATCTGCCGCAGAACCTTTGTAGACTGGGTAGATGATGGCAAAGTAGAGTACTTTGAGGGCGGAGAGGTTTTCAACTTAGGTGAAGGCCCCGTGTTACAGGTAACCAGTGTGGAGAAGAGTGAAGACTATGGTCAAACCTGGACTGAGTTAGTAGAATACACTGACTGGGTGTTAAAGAAGACTACACACCAGATCGTACCAGTTAGTGGTACTCGATATTTTGATGAGTTGGTCAACGGCTACAAGGTGACCTATACAGCCGGCTATGAAGTCCTACCAGAAGATTTGAAACTGGCAGTGTTGGATTTAATAACCTACTACTTGAAAAATGATGCAGCTGTGCATAGTAGTAAGGCACCTGGTACCAATTCAGTACAAATCGAATACGTAACCACTACCAGCTTGCCAGCCCATATCAAGCGTGTGTTGGACTTATACATGATGGACTACAGTTGATATGACAAAAGTCAGTCTACCCTTTAGTATAGCTGCTAATGCTGAACAGTTTTTATTGGGTATAGCTGCAGAAGAGGCCGCAAATACCGCCAGTAAAGAAAAAGCGTTTAAGAGACTAGATGGAGAAATTACCAGAATTAGAGAAAAACTGAGAGATTCGTATGATGCTTTAATACCAAATGTTATGGTTGCAAATGCCGACACTCTTACTAATCTGATAGCAAATAGAATATCTGAAAATCCTGAAAAATTCTATGAAGATACCTCAACAGGAGCAGCTTTAGCAAAAGTTTTCAGCGATAAGTCTAGTTCAGAGTATATTAAACTACAAACTAGAGTAAGACGATTACTTTTTTCATACCATCGCGGATTACTAAATCAGCAAGGTAGTACAAATCCAATAAAAGACTTAAACGAACTCAGCCGAAGACTGTTTTCCAAGACTTCCAACATACAAAATGACATTAGTGCCAGAGTGCTAGGAGTAAGCTTTGGAAAAGCTATTCGAAAAGTTTTTGGTAATAGAAGTGTTCTAGCCGCAATAGAACCACAACTTGGTAGTTCTTCGACTGTTTTTGTATTTTTCTCCTCTAGTTTTAACAGTTTGGGTCCGTCTATACGTGACAAGGTATATAATCCACTAATTGAATACTTGCGCAGTAGACTCTTGGGTGGATACATAGAATCAAAAAGTACTATATCTATTGGTAGTATAGCTAACTTAGGACACGCGGCTTTAGTTAATGATCTTGGTGTTTATGTAAATACTCCTGCTTTTGCTAAATCATTATTTACTGTTGCAAAGGGCGGGTCTGCAAAGTTTGCCCCTACACAGTTATCAGAAGCAGCATCTTTCTTTAAAAAAGAAAGCAAAATTGTAGAAAATAAAATAGTAGTTAATAAAAACCTAACAACAGAAGAAGGTTACGCACCACTACTAGCCCTAGGTGTTACATTTACTAATTTTGAAGATGCTGTAATAAACTCAGATAGAGGAAGAAAGTTTGAAGGTCCTACATCTAGAATAATAGGTCAAATACCGGTACAAAAACTAACTAGTAAACAACAGCAAGTATTAACCACTAAACTTTATAATATTGTTTTAAGATTAAATCCAGTACTTGGCAGAAGCGGAAAAAATATACTTGAGTTTGTAAAGTATGCAACAATAGCTACTTTAGAGGGTAAAAAAGTAAAACCTGTAAAATATAACTCAAAAAAGTCTGTAAAATACAAGAAAACAATATACACTGCCACCGATAAAAAAGTTACTGATAGATCTTTATCAAAAATTAATACTAGAATAGTACCATTAAATTCTGTTGATTTGGCTTCCTCGGCTATTAACCTAACTTCACTTATGATGTTGATCAACAGTGACCTGCACGATCAAATCAAGAAAAACATGGGCACCGGTGACCGCAGAGATGTGTTGAACTATCGGACCGGCCGATTTGCCAACTCAGTCAGAGTAGAGCGCATCAGCGAGAGCCGTGAGGGTATGATCACTGCCTTTTACAGCTACATGAAAAACCCTTACGCAACGTTTTCCAGAGGTGGTCGCCAAGAGCGCCCCTTTACCCGAGATCCCAAACTTCTTATTAGCCGTTCTATCAGAGAACTTGCTCAAGCTCAGGTAGCCAACCGTATGAGGGCTGTAAATGTCTAAACGAACCAGTATAGTAAAAGCACTGTGTGAAAAATTGAAGACTATAGACGGTACTGGTTCTTATAAAACCAATCTATATAATGCGGCCTTTTCTAAACTGGTGTTCTGGGATGAATGCAACAACTTTCCGTCAGTTTATGTAACCCCTGGAACTGAAATGAGAGAGTATCATCCAGGTAACTTTACCTGGGGGTTTCTGGGATTGTGTGTCAAATTGTATTGTAAAGGCGACGATAGTCAAGATCAATTGGAAGCCCTATTAGAAGACGTAGAGCATTGCATAGATTCAAACAGAGTGCTGGTCTATGATGGGTCTGGCAATGAAACCACAGAGATATTGATCACCAGCATAACCACAGATGAGGGTTTGCTTGCTCCGTATGCAGTCGGAGAAATAAATCTACAGGTCCGTTACCAGGTCCAGTAGAACAATGTGCAGAAGAGCCAAATACAGATAAAGGTCTAGTACAAGCTCACTCAGCATACAGCCTTAAAGGAAATAATTATGGCAATTAATTTAGTACGTAATAGTAGAGTTTTCTTTACTACAAACGTTGACTCAACAACTGGAGTCGTTCGGGCGTCGTCGACACAGGCTTACACAGCAACAAATACTTTTGAGCTTCAAGTATTAGATGGATTTACGTTTTCACAAAACATAAATCAAGAAACTGTAACACTGAGCGAGTCTGGCAATGTACCAACCCGTGGACAAAGAAGTTTTAATACTAGCCTGGCTCCAGTCGACTTCTCATTTTCAACCTATATCAGACCAAAAAAGGTAACTGGTACTCCAGACAAAATAACAGCAGAAGATTATGTACTGTGGAATGCACTATTAAGTGATACTGCTGTGGGTACAACTACACTTACTGCAGTAACTGGTGTAACTGCAAACGCAACAGGACTGGTAACAATTGCTGGTACTGCAATTGCTGGTACACTTCCAACTGTTGGCGACATTGTTGTGTTATCTGGTATCGCCACAACAACCCCAGCTGGAAGTGATAGATTACTAAATGGTGCAGGAACTGTCATAACTTCAGCAGCTACAGGTATAACTGTTCAACTTTTCAACTTCCCAACAGCAGCCATTACAGCCACAACACTGACAACAGCAAGTACCGTACGTTACAGCAAATGTGCTTGGAACGAATCTACTGCTACATACAGCCAAGCAACAACTGGTGTAAGTGATAAAAATCAATTACAAAAATTTGGTCTATTGTTCCTAGTAGACAATGTACTCTATGCAGTTGATAACTGCGCCTTAAATCAGGTAACAATTGACTTTGGCCTAGATGCTATTGCTACAGCTCAATGGACCGGCCAAGCTACAGCTATCCGCGAGTTTTCAACAACTGTAACAGCCGGTCTCAATAGTTTTAGTGGTGGTACTACTAGTGATGTAGGTAGCGGAGCATTTACTGGAAAAGTAACAGATGCAAACTACATTACCAATAAGCTGAGTACAGTCAGTCTGACTGCTGTAAAAGCCATTGGTAGCGGTATTGCAGCTGGTGACAGTTATACAATACCTATTACAGGTGGCAGTGTTACAATAAATAATAACATTACCTACTTAACACCAAATAATTTAGGTGTTGTAAACGCTCCAATTACATACTATACAGGCGTCCGTGCAATCAGTGGCAGTATAAATGCATACCTACGTACTGGACTACCAGGAAAAGAAACGGGCGAATTGCTGTCAGATATGTTGGCAGCTTCTAGCAGCGTCATTGAGCCAATGTTAGCACTTACAGTATGGATTGGTGGGAGTAGTAATACAGTTAGAGTAGGTCTTGAGATGCCGTCTGTAACAATAGGCATACCAACAATTAATGCAGAGCAAGTTGTTAGTACAACTATCAACTTTACAGCTCAGGGCTATACACCCAATGCAACTGCAGCAAACAACACGTTTGATCTAACAAAACCAACAGATCTATTAGTAAGATACTTCTCTTGATGATACAAATAGCAGGGATAGTAATATCCCTGCTATATAGTACTATCAAAACTGTATGTATAAGATTTTCTGTACTATCAACAATAAAAGGCACAAATGTCAATTTCCAATATCAAAACCCTGATTGTACCAAACAAGACTGTGGAAACTGAGTTTCCTGGTCTGCCAGGCTTTAAGATCAAGTTATGTTTTTTGAGTCGTGAAACTCTTACAACGATTCGTAAAAAGAGCACAAAAACAGTGTTTAAGAACCGTCAGACTAGTGAAGAGTTTGACGAAGACTTGTTCTTACAGTTATATGTACAGGGTACTATCAAAGGCTGGACTGGTCTAACACTGGAACACCTGAGCAAGCTGGTACCAATTGAATTGGGCGATCAAGATCCAGCCACAACAGTAGACTACTCAGAAGAAAATGCTTTAAGTCTGATGAAGAACAGTAGTAACTTTGATAGCTTTATTACTGAACAGGTAACAGACCTGGGAAACTTCTAACTGAGCAGGGATTATACATCCGTTCTGCTCTCACCAACTTCTTTCAAAACAGCGCCGTCAAAATGACCAAACAAGGCTATTTTGAAATGTGCGAAGCATTGGGTACCTCCCCAGTAGAAGAAGAGATACCTGTAGAATTGAGTGACTTTCCACCAGAAATTCAAAGTGCTTTTGAAATCTATCAGGTGTTACAAGACGTGTGGGAGCCTATGAGTGGAGCCTACATGGGCAAGAACATGAATGGTATAAGTGACTTGATGCAAATCTACCAGGTACCACAAGATGAAAAACGGTTCCTACTAGAATTGATAGCGTTAATTGATGTTGAACGAACTTCTCAGATTGACATCAAGCGAAAACAAGAAGACAGCCTAAAAGACAGAAAAAGCCCGCCTTAATGGTGGGCTTTTTTGTTTTTTGGTTTGACAGCCACTTGCCTACATGGTATAATTAGAGCTACTTGAGTGGTCACCTATTTTTGTGATCCTCCTTCCTCAAGGAGAGGTTATGGCAGATGTAAAGATTGATATGATGTTACAAGACAGTGGCAACACTGTCAAAAAGAAAACAGGCGAAGTAAAAGAGCTCAATGGCGAACTGACTAAAAGCCAGAAGTTGGCTCGTAGTGCTTTTAGCGGCCAAAGTGCTTCAGGCGGTCCTACCAGTCAATCAGTGATGGACTATAATCGTGGTCGTGCTGCTGTTGGTACAGGTGCAGAAGCACGTGACTTTGCAAAACAAGCCGAGGGATTGAGTGGGTTAGTACGTTTGTATGCTATCTATGCTGCCAACTTGTACGCAGCAGGAGCAGCTTTTACTGCTCTTCGCGAAGCAGCCGCAACTGAGACCATGATAAAAGGTATGGATCAGCTAGGGGCTCGTAGCGGCATCGCACTTGGTAGTCTGGCCCAAAGATTTAGTCAAGCAACTGATGGTGCCATTAGTTTGAGAGAAAGTGTAGAAGCCACCACCAAAGCCGTTAGTAGCGGACTGTCTCAAAAGCAATTTATTCAGTTGGGCGAAGTAGCGAAAAAAGCATCTCAGGCCTTGGGCATCAACATGAGTGATGCAGTTAGTCGTCTTACTCGTGGTATTACTAAGCTGGAACCTGAACTGTTGGATGAATTGGGTATCTTTGCAAAAATTGGTCCAGCCACAGAAAAATATGCTAATGACTTGGGCAAACCAGTAGCTGCCTTAACCGACTTTGAACGTCGTCAGGCTTTTGCAAATGCAGTATTGGAAGAAGGTCTTAACAAGTTTGGTAAATTGGACTTGCCAGCTAATCCTTATGACAAATTAACAGCCAGTTTAAAAAATCTAGCTCAGTCTGCCCTAGAATTAGTCAACAAAGCACTATTACCACTTGTAAATGTACTGAGTCAAAGCCCTACAGCCTTAACAGGCATAATTGGGTTGTTGGGATTGAATTTGATAAAACAAGCACTGCCCGCAATCGGACAGTACAGAGAAGAATTAAAGAAAACCGCAGAATTGTCTAGCCAAGTAGCGGCTAAAAAAGCTTTAGAGAGCAGAGAAACAAGACTGGCTGCTTTTGGCGGTGCCCTGCAAAAAGCTGATGATATAGCTACACAAGCGGAAGACAAAGCTATAAAGACTTGGGATAATCTAGAAAAAGCAATCAAACAGAGTAGTAGTAAGGTTGCCGGTAGTGTAAAACCAGCACTGACAAAGCTATTATCAAAAGATAATCTTTTTGATGTAACACAAAAAGATTTAAAAGTATTGGATGATCTTGGTACTAAAACCACTAAAATAGCAGGTACTTACCGTCAGTTAGCTCAAGAAATTCGCGATGCACAAGATGCGGCACGAGCATTTGCTGCAGCAAAAGCTGCAAAAGCTGCCGAAGAGGCAAAACCACTCCCATTTTTTAGCGCTGCTGGTATAAATCAAAGAATTGCCCAAGGTGCTGCAAGCAGAGCGGAGCGGGCCAGTATAGTAAGTCGGGCTGTAGAAGAATCTTCTACAGGAGGGTTCATTTCCAGCGGATGGCAACTATTTAGAGAAACCAAAGCCAGCAAAGAAATGGGTACTCTTGGTAAGAGTATCACTTTCATTAGCGGAGCTGCCAGTATTGCTGGAAATGCCGTCGTTAGATTGGCTAGTAGCCTAGGCACAGTTGGAATGGTAGTAGGTGTAGCAGTAGCTGCATTTTCAGCGTTGGATGGTTGGTTATCAAAAACAGCAGAACAAGCTGAAAAATTTAATCTTGCAATAAAAGATGGCGAAGCCGGAGTTAAAACCTACTATGCAGCACTTAAAATTATAAGTGAAGAAGGCGATCCATTCAAAACTGAAGCTCTGACAGCAGCCAGCAACGCAGTAAAAACCTTGCGAGACAATTTCAAGGATACTATTACCAGCTATGTAGAACTACAAAAGGCTATTGATGCCAGTTTCTGGGATCGTTTCACAAATTCAGTTGCTGGATTGTTTGGTCGTGGAGCGGCCGATACTTTTTCAAAGACGCAAGTAGCAAGCCTAGAAGCTCTTGTATCAGCAGCTAGTCGCTACGGTAAAGAACAAGAATTAATACTAACTATCTCAGAAGCATTGGGAGCAGATAGAAGTCAGTGGGCTGAAAAGATTGCAAAAGATGGCCCCAAGGCCGCAGAAGGTTTAAAGAAGATTCAACCAGTATTGGAAAGAATTGCAGCAAGCTATGGTAATGCTGATGATGCCAGTAAAAAGTTTGACAATACTCTAAAAGAATTAAAAGTAGAGCAGCAAAACCTAATTACCTCTTTGCAAGATCAAACACCCGCAGGAAAATTTGCTGGTAAATTATTACAATTTGCTATAGATTTTAAAGGGGCTCTTGGCGAGAGCGAGGTAGGGCTAAGTCGCTTAAACAGTCTGTTAAGTGATCAAAAGAATTTAGGCATATTTAGTCCCGACGTTGCTCGCGGTCTAATGGAAATGACTGCTGAAGTACAAAGACTTGAAGGGGCAAATAAAGCTGTTAATACAGCTCTTAACGATCAAAAAAATAAACTGCTTGAACTTCAAAAAGAACAAGGTGTTCTACAGCAGAAAGCTAAAGGAAGAGTCCCACTATCTCAAGACGAGTATAAAAGGTATGTTGATGAGTTGCCAAGTTTAATAGCTCAATCTCAGAACTCAGTAGCACAGCTTGAAGCAGAAAGAAATACACTAAGACTAGAGCAAGAAAAACTTTTAGCAGACCCTAGAATTGCAAAAGCTATATCAAGCAGCATCGTCAAAAGCGTAGATTACATGACCCGAGAAGTGGATCTGGCCTTCAAAAAAGCAGCCCTGACTGTGCGCCAGAGTGCTTTAAGTGGACTGGCTGGTCAAGGAATCCCAGGAGTCGCAGAAGCCCAGTTTAGATTGGACATGGAGTCTATCAATATACAGCGAGAAGCCAATAATATATTGGAAGACATTGCCAGAACCAACTCACTTAGCTTGGCAATACAAACAGAAACTCTTGCAGCCACACAGGCATCAAAAATAGAAAGAAGATATCCTGGAGAATTTAAAACAGAATTTCAACTGATTGCACAAGAGTTCACTAAAACAATAACCAGCAATAAAGGCCAGCAAGGCTTAATAAAAAGAATAGAGGACTACTTACCACTGGCTAGTCCAACCGAACAGGCATCTTTACAGTCCCTGTTAGGAGAACTACTAAGAACTAGGAAAACTCAAGCTAAAAGTGCAGAGCTTGGGGGCCAAGAACAGATTGCAGAATTAAATTTCAGATTAAACAAGCTACAACAAGAATCAAATATAAAAACAAAGAACTTAATGTTGGAAGGATCTTCTTTGCAAAATCAGCTAGAAATCTTAAACATAGCTGAACAGGCTAAAACTTATTTAACAGAAGAACAGGCCCTAAGGAAAGTTAAACTGCTTGATCAAAAAGCTGAACTAGACTTTCAAACAAAGCTGGAAAAAATAGATCTAGAAGCAGCCACCAGAGAGGAACGTCTTCGCACCTCAAAACAGTGGACTGAAGAAACAGCTGCTGCACTTCAACAAGAAGTAAGTAAAGAAAAAGCTAACGCTCAACAAGAGCTTAATAACACTCTGGTAAGAAACGGTGTGGGGCTACTAACAGACCTAAACAAGCAATCAGAGTATAACTTGGGCATTTTGAACAAGAAGATAGATCTAGAACGTCAGATCCTAGAAATCTCAGAAAACAGATTGCAGTTGGAAAGATCTACCGCCCTAGAGTTTGCTGAGCTGGAACTGGAATTGAAAGAAAAAACAGTTTTAATGACAGAGCGTCAGCAAAAAGAAGAACGTCGTAGATTGGAAGTATTAAAACTTAATGCTGATACAGAAAACAAGCGCCGCCAAATTGAAAAAGACTTTAGTTCGCAGATAGGTCAAATAAGTCAAAGAAGCGATGCAGAATATGATCCACTTGCCGTAGAAGCAGCCAATGCAGCAAATGTATCACGTGAGCGTAGCCTACAATTGTTAGACCAAGAGCGCAACAAAAAGCTGGAAATAATCAACATAAATGATGACATACTCAAAGATCAAATGGCTTTACGAGACGTCTACGAAAACAGCTTTAAGAGTATGGGCGACTCCATTGTAGAATTTGTCAAAACAGGCAAACTGAACTTTGGAAGTTTAATCAATGACATGTTGGCTCAAATTGCACGGCTCTACACAAACAGAATCTTTACCAACCTGTTTGACAAAGTCTTGCCAATGTTGCCGGGCATGGGTGGCTTTAGCGGTAGTAGTGTGGGATTTGGTATTCCAAGTGGAGTACCTATGGCCCTGGGTGGCGCCTTCGACAACGGTATACGCAAGTATGCCAGGGGCGGAATGTTTACCAACTCTATAGTGGACCAACCTACCCTGTTCCGTTTTGCCAAGGGCACCGGTTTGATGGGTGAAGCCGGCCCTGAGGCGATCATGCCGCTGAAACGCGATAGTCAGGGCAACTTGGGTGTGCGCGGCGGTAGTGGTTCTGTGGAAGTAGTTGTCAACAACTACAGTGGTGAACAAGCCCAGGCTCAAGAAACCATGGACAGCCGTGGAAATCGTCGTATAGAGGTAACCATTGGAGACGCAGCGGCCGGAGAGTTGAATCGTTCAGGCAGTTCTAGTCAAAGAGCACTTCGTGGCACTTTTGGTCTACAACCACAATTGATCAGGAGATAAAATATGGCTCTTTATAGTTGGCCCATCTCATTGCCACAATCACCACAGCGGGGATTCACAGAGACCGGAGGGGTACTCGTCCTGAGGACCCCAATGGACTCTGGTCCTGCAAAACAGCGTCGCCGTGGCCAAAAGCCGCAGGTAATGCAGGTGTCATATTTAATGACCTCAGCCCAGGTAGTGACTTTTGAGGGCTTTGTAAAAACTACATTGCAGGGTACAGCCCGATACGACTACACACACCCGCGGCTCAACACCACAGTAGAAGTCAGAATAGTACCACAAAGCAGTGGTGAATTGTATAACATTACCTACCAAGCACCAGGCTACTGGATGGTATCCTTAACACTAGAAATACTGCCATGAGTCGTTTAACCTCAATGACACCCAACGCCTTAAAGGCAATATTTTCTCCTGAATCAGATGACGACCTAATTACACTGTTAACAATCTACAATCCACTCAACGAGTCACAGGTATTGGCCAGATTAGCTGATGGTTACACCAAAAGAATAACATCAGATCCTGAGGTTATTTATGGTGTAACCAGCAACAGCCTTGACTACATCTTTGTACCAATGAACATAACGTTACCGTCCGAAGATGAAGCACAAGCACCTCGTTCTTCTATTACCCTTTACGATGTAACTCGATATCTAACCCCCACAATCCGAAACTTAACTGCACCACCACGAATAAAGTTAGACCTGGTGTTGTCCAAAACACCAGATGTTGTAGAGGTATCCTTTTCAGATTTCTACATCACCAACTTTACATACAATGCAGAATCAATTACAGCTGACTTGTCTATGATTGATTATGAACGTGAGCCGTTCCCTATGCATTCATTTACACCAAGATATTTTCCTGGAATGTTCTAAAGGAATGTTATGAATTTTGAAAAGTACATTGGTATTCCCTACCTTGAAAAAGGCAGAGACACAGCTGGTCTTGACTGCTGGGGATTGGTGCGACTGATCTACAAGGAAGTCTACAACATTGACCTACCCAGCTTTCAAGACAGTTATGTGTTGGAAGACGACGAACGTATTGCAGAACTATTTGCTCAATACAAAGAGGGCTGGCAACCTGTCGAATCCCCAACCTGTGGAGACCTAGTACTTTTCAGAATACTTGGAGTAACTCAACACGTGGGTGTTATGATAAACAACACCCAGTTCGTTCACGTACGCCAAAACAGCAACAGTGCAGTCGAGTCTGTGTGTAATGCAAAGTGGGCCAAGAGGGTAGTGGGGTTTTACAAGTATGTAGAACAAACGGGCGTGGTATTGAATGCAGTACCACATCCATTGAAGACTACAAGAATCACACAGTATGTTTCTCCTGGTACCAACCTGGAGGAATTGTTTGAACTAGTAAACACTCAAAACAACATTGCACCAGAATTGTGCAAAACTGCTGTTATAATGGTCAACGGCGTACCAGTACCGCGCGTGGCGTGGGGTGTTACAGTGATCGGCCCAACCGACACTGTGGAATACCGTGCATTGGCTGGTAAAGACACCGTACGAATGCTGGCGTTTGTTGCACTGACCGCTGCCGCAGGCCCTCTTGCTGGATCTATTGTCGGAGCCGCCGGCGGAGCCGGTCTTGCTGGGGCCTTAGGGATAACTACAGCAACCGGCGTAACCTTGTTAACGAGTGCTGTAGCCGCCGGTATAACACTTCTTGGTGGTGCTCTAATCAACGCTATCGCCCCAATCAGACCGTCAGCAGAACCAAAAGACCCCGGCAGCAGCGAGCGCCAACTCATGGTGACAGGTGGATCAAATCAATTGAATCCATACGGTGCAATTCCTGTGGTGTTGGGTCGTGTACGAATGACTCCACCACTGGGCAGTGTAAACTATTTGACCTACGAAAATGAACGTGATAGCTATTTGTCTATGTTATTGGTCTGGGGTTACGGACCGTTAGTAATTGATAATAGCAGTTATAGAATAGGAACCATTCCGTTAAACAACTTTGATCAGGTTACAAAAGTAGACTTGGATCGTATTACTGAACCCAGCGGTACAGTAAAGCAAAATTTTGACGCTATTTACGGCAAAGATACCAATCAAATCAACCCACAATTGGAGTTGGTATGTGACGGTAACCCAGAGGTTGTGGTATCGCCAGGTCCTTGGTATGAAGCCGGAGTCGGTGAAGAATTGGATCCAAATACTCAAACCGTCGTTCCGGTTGTATCCACTACCATAGCCTTACACTTTCCGCAAGGTTTGAGGGGAATATGGGCAAAGGGTAGCAGCGCGGGAGAAAGTTTTGCAGTAAGTGTAACTTTTGACCTAGAGTACTCTACTAACGAAGGAGCCACCTGGAGTTATTTAGACGCACTGACTATCGGTGGGGACGCACCAAAGCGTGATGGCTTTACTTTTACAAAAACATACAATAACCAAAACTTTAATAAGTTGTTAATCAGAATTCGTCGTACAAAGGGAGATAATACTGAAGATAACCCAGACAAACGATACTACTTTACTAGCATATTGCAAAGCATAACGTTTTTACGCAACAGTAATCCTGCAGTAGATCCTGTAGGTGCAAAGATTGCAAAAACTGCCATCAAAATAAAGGCCAGTGAACAGCTGGGCGGTAGTATTCAGGGCGTTAATGCTGTCGTTCAAACATATTGCAAAACATGGAATGGAAGCTCTTGGGCCGATGCTGCTACTAGCAACCCAGCTGCTCTAATGCGATACGTGTTGGAACACCCAGCAAATCCTCGTAGAGTTACAGATGCCACCAATCAGATAGATCTACCCGCACTGCAAAACTTTTACAACTATTGCCAAAATCGTGGATTTGAGTACAACAGTGTATTGAGCGGTCAACCCCGCAGCATATTGGAGGTGTTACGAGACATTTGCGCAGCCGGCAGGGCCAGCCCTGCACTTGTAAATGGCAAATGGAGTGTTGTAATAGACGAAGTAAAGTCCACAGTAGTCCAACACTTTACACCACACAACAGCTGGGGCTTTGAAGGCGTAAAAGCGTTGCCAAAGAGACCAGATGGGTTGAGGGTTACCTACTATGATCAGGACCGTGACTATCAAGAATCAGAAATCATTGTTTATGATACTGGCAAGAATAGTGTAAATTCCAGTCTATTTGAGAGCATCGTGTTGCCAGGAGTTACCAAAAAGTCCCTGGTAATCGACCATGCTCGTTGGCACATGGCGCAGATAAAGCTACGTCCAGAAGTGTACACTCTCAACTGTGACATAGAATACTTGGTGTGTAATCGCGGTGATCGTGTAAAAGTAATGCATGATGTTCCAATGTGGGGATTGGGGTCTGGTCGCATCAAGGCCAGAACGTCTGACACAGTTTTGGTATTAGACGAAGAATTGGCCATGGTTGCTAACACCAACTATACTGTCCGATTTCGCAGCAAAACAGGCGGTTCTGTTACCAGAACTGTGGTACCAAAAATTGAGGACGGCTACTACAACACAATAACCTTAACCAGTTCTGTGACTACCACAGAAGCAGACGTAGGCGACTTGTTCTTATTTGGTTCACTAAACCAAGAGTCACAAGACTTGTTGGTATTAAAAATAGAGCCAACAACAAATAACAATGCAAGAATTACATTGGTAGATTATGGTGTTGTTACTGGCAGTTACAACATATTTACCGACTATCAGACACTCAGTGAAGCCACAGTTTTTGAATCTCAGATCACACTGCCGCCCACACTGCAAATTCAGTCGTTTGGAACCAAAGCTCCACAAATCACAGGATTTGTGAGCGACGAGTCGGTAATGGAGCGAGTGAGTAGGGGTGTATTTAAGTATAAGATCAATGTTTCCTACATAAATCAATCCAATTTACCACAAAATACCGAAGCAGTACAAGTACAGTACGACCTGCAGTCACAAACCACCAATCTCAATAGTAACTCTGTTATAGTACCATTCCAAAAAGGTTCGGCTAATATACCAGATGTAACAGAGGGTGAAACATACAAGATTAGAATGCGTTATGTTTCCAAAGATGGTATCGCAGGGCCTTGGTCTTCCTACAGCAATCATACTGTAGTAGGAAAAATAACCCCTCCAGGTATTGTTACTGGATTTACTGTAACCTCAAACAAGGCCAGCGGACAGCTGCTGTTAGCTTGGAACGATAATCCTGAACCGGATACTTATACTTATGAAGTGCGAACACAAGACTCCAACTGGGGATCTAATGATACTTTTAGAGTATTTTTTGGTGATTCAACAAAAACAAACATTGCTACACCGCTCACTGCAACCACGTATTATATAAGAGCAGTAGATAGTTCCAACAATTATGGTACAACGTCCTCTTCAGTTCAATACAATATTCAAAGTGTTCCAAATATTACACAATTGAATCATGAGTTTGCTGATACATCGCTAACCAATGCCACAGTCCTTTTGAGCTGGAACACTGTTGATAATTCAGAGTTCGTGGTTTCATATTACGAAATAGCTTACTACCATCCAACAGACGGCAACATACTAAAAACCACCAATAGCAACTCTATTATTATACCAGCAGACTGGATAGGAGACAGATCTTTTACCGTTAAAACAGTAGACATACTGGGTAAAAAATCAAGTGGTTATATTGGTTCTGTAACCAGATTTGTTCCAAACTCTCCACAGGGTGTAAAATCTCAAGTGATTGATAACAATGTAATGTTGTATTGGACACTACCTAGTAGAACCTCTCTGCCAATAGACCACATACTGATAAAAAGAGGAAGTACTTGGAATACTGCAACAGTGTTGGGAGAAAAGAAAGGTGAGTTTACCAGTATCAGTGAAATTACAGGTGGTACTTTTACTTACTGGTTGGCTTGCGTAGATACAGAGGGTGCTGAGAGTACCCCAGTATCTACAATTGCAACAGTGAGTGAGCCGCCAGACTTTGTATTTAATGGAGAACGTGTTAGTGACTTTTCAGGTACAAAAGTTAATTCAGCTTTTGACGGAACTTCACAGTTAGTATTGCCAGTAAATACTGTTGAAACCTATGAACAGCATTTTACAACTAGAGGTTGGACTAGTCCGCAAAGTCAAGTAAGTGCAGGGTATCCTATATTTATTCAACCATCTGAATCAAGTGGTTACTACGAACAAATGTTTGATTTCGGCCAGCCGCTGGCATCTAGTAGAGTTACACTTACTTATCAAGGTACAACCATATCAGGAACACCTGTAGTAACCAACACTATTAGTGTGTCTCTCAATAACGCAACCTATACAGACTTTGTTGGTGTAAGTCAGATCTTTGCAAGTACCTTTAGATATGTAAAAGTACGAGTGAGCGTGTCTGGAACAGGCAATACAACCCTGTACGCCATAACCAACCTAAAAGTGAGCTTGGACGCAAAATTAAAAGATGATGCAGGATACAATGCTGTTAGTGCGGCAGACACCTTGGGAACTGTGGTAAACTTTAACAAAGAGTTTATTGATATTCAGAGTATAACGCTGTCACCGGCAGGTGCTGCAGCTACTCCTCTGTATGCAGTATATGACTTCAAAGATGTGTTTCAAACAGGAACTTACAGTGTTGTTTCCAATGTGTGCACTGTGACATTTGCAAATCATGGGTTTATTACAGGTCAAAAAATAAAACTGTTTGTGGGTTCCGGACTTGGCTTGAGCGGAGTATATACCATAACAAGTTATACAACCAACACGTTCAATGTAGCCATGACTGTGGGCAATACTTCTGGAAGTATGTCATTCTATCCACAATCTTTCAGAATCTACTTATACAACAATTCTGGAACTCGTGCATCTTCAGATGTTTCTTGGTCTATTAAAGGATATTAACAATGGCCGACCATCAATTGCCAACCTTAACAAGTACGTATTCAAACTTCGTGTCTCAAATGTCGGGTCGTTTTAACGATATTGCACTGGGTTTGGACCCTGCTACTACAACAGCCACCAATGTACCCACCAACTCCATACGATGGAACAGTGTGGGTACAAAGTGGGAAAAGTACAATGGTACTGCATGGAATGATTTAGCTACCACTTATACTATAAGTATAAGTGGTAACTCAGCAACAGTAACAAATGGCGTATATACTACTGGATCGTACAGCAACCCTGGCTGGATCTCCGCTCTCGCTGGCAGCAAAATAACTGGGGCCATTTCTGGTAACTCTGGTAGTGCTACAAAGTTGGAGACTGCCAGAAATATAAACGGTGTAGCCTTTGATGGTACTGCCGCTATTAGCATCAACCTAAACAACTCACTAACCTTTAACAATGGTGGTAGTGGTGTTGCAAGTGGTGGTACTTTTAATGGTGGTAGTGCCGTTACAGTAAGTTATAACTCAGTAGGTGCTCCGTCTACAACAGGTACTGGAGCGTCTGGTACTTGGGGCATCAATATTACTGGTAATGCCGCCACAGTAACAAACGGAGTCTATAATACCGGTTCTCAGGATGTAGGAGGAGTAAAGACTTTTACAGATAGTCCAGTTATACGAAATTCAAGTCCCACACTATATTTTAGAGATACAGATAACATGAGCGCAATGCTCCTCTGTAATTCAAATCTTTTTTATGTATTAAGAGGCGGCACTGATACCACTACATGGACACAAGTAAATGGCCAGTGGCCACTCACAATTGATCTTAGCAATAATGATGCTACTTGTGGTGGAAATTTTACAGCAATAGGCAATGTTACCGCCTACTCCGACGAAAGGTTGAAGACCAACTGGCAACCACTACCGCACGACTTCTTGACCCGTTTTGCAACAGTCAAGCACGGAGTCTATAATCGTACTGATACTGGAGCTATCCAGGTTGGTGTAAGTGCTCAGAGCCTTCGCGAAGTAATGCCAGAGGCAGTAAAGGAAGACGACAGTGGCATGCTGTCGGTCTCCTATGGTAATGCCGCCCTTGCTGCGTGCGTGGCACTGGCCAAAGAGGTCATGAGCCTGCGCGATGAAATACGTGCACTGAAACATGAGTTGGAGAAGTAATGGGAACAGTTACTCAACGCAATCTTTCACACGTTCAGGCCCAACTGGGCGGGATCAACCCCATCTCGATGAGCGAGTATTACCGAGGAGGACTTTATGTGCCATCAACTAGATCTAACGTGCGAGAACCAGCTAGTGGATACTACTACAGTGATGCAAGTCCCCCACTATACTACTGGCAAACAGAAGATATAATTGGATCATCTACACTTGGGTATGGCGAAGCTTGGTGGAATGGTACACGGGTGTGGTACTCGTCTTCAGGAGAAGCCACAACTTCTGTAACTATTGGCAATATTACATACTACAGAGGCACACTTGTAACAAGCATTACCGATACCGAAGTTAACCGTGTATATAGATGGTATAATCTTTATAGGATTACATCGTCGGTAAATATAAATACAGGTGTTCCCAGTTCTGGTACCATTTCTTTAAATCAACTTTTAGGAGCAGAAAATCCATGAATATAAGCTATAAACTATATGAGGTAGGAGTTCTACCCACACTAAAAAATTTACAAAATGTGGTAGCTCGCGTACGCTGGGGCATAGAGTATGAAGAGGATGGGATTACCAGTTGTGCTGCTGGAGAATCACTGCTGGATACAGACAATATTGAAAACTTTGTACCAATCAATGAGTTGTCTAGAGAGCAGGTCTTGGACTGGGCGTTCCAAGTTCACGGTGGACAGAAGTTTTTAAATCAACTCTTGACATACCATACTGAACAAATCAACTATCAAAAGGCACAAATTGGTGTAGTGCCTGATACAGTTCATTTTGCACTTGATCCAGTTAATGTTAATATAAGACATTAAACTAGTAAACTGTACGTGGTTACTAATACACTGACTAATAGCGGTAACATTACCAAAACATTTTTTGAGTTTGACCCTAAACTGCCCTTGTGGTATAATAAGGTCAAATAAAACACCATTACAAAAAATATTGGTGTATCCAACCAGGAGAAACCATGGCAACCACTCTATACTTTGTGCAAAATGACACACTGCCTCAAATCAAATTGACGTTGACCGACGAGACTACCAATCAGCCAAAAAACTTAACAGGCAAACTGGTGAGTCTGCACGTTAAACCAGCTGCTGGAACAGGTGTAAGTTTTACTAGATCATGTAGTCTAGACGTTAATCCATTGGATCGTCAAAACGGCATTGCCTATGTAATTTGGGAACCTGGCAACTTAAATCGTCCAGCAGGTACCTATACAGCAGAGATTGAGATTTATGATGCCAGTACCAATAGTAGAGAAACAATTTATGAAACCTTAACACTGGTCATACGCGAGAACATTGCAGACATAGTGGGGACATAATGTCTATATCCATATCAGCACTCATAGCTAAAACTGTAGCCACAGTAGCAGTTGCTACACGCACTCTGGCCGCCTACAGCTACAATTCAAAAATAAAGTTAGATAACATTGAATTACAAAATAAAACAGCTATTAGTAACTATAGTTATAATTTAAAAACAGTTTTAAACAGTGCAAGTCTATACGATAAAACAAAGCTGGTTGTATTGGCAGGATTTTTCAATATAGTTACAAAACTATTTGCTGACGACTTAGCTGTAACAGACTCACCAAATTTAACTGTATCAAAACAGCAGTCCGATACAGTAGAACTGTTAGAAACAGTTGCTGTAGTAACTGAGTTTAATAGAATACCCATAGAAGTTTTAAATTTTGGTGATATACTAACAAAAAGTTTAATTACCAGTAATATTGAATACTTGCAGTTGATCAGTGTTGGTACTCTGCTAAATCAAAACTATGTAGACGGAGCTGGTTACTTTTCCAGTGACTATGTGGGAACATCAAGACAACTCTCATAACCAGAAGGGTTATTATGTTAGACGAAAAATTAAAATTAACTGGAAAACTAGATATACAAATATTTGATCGTTCTGGGCTATTAAAAGATCATAGAACGGTTAATAACTTGGTAGTTGCTGGTGGATTAAATCACATTGTTAGTCGCATGACTGGCACTTCTGCAGGTGTTATGTCACACATGGCAGTTGGTACAGGAACTACAGTAGTGGGTAGTAGTCAAACTGCTTTAGTTGCTGAAACTTCTAGAGTTTCCATTAACAGCACTACTACTGGTTCCGGAAGTGTAACATACACAGCGACTTTTCCAGCCGGTACAGCTACTGCAGCCTTAACAGAGGCAGGAATTTTTAATGCACTCAGTGCTGGAACAATGCTATGTCGTACAGTGTTTGCTACTGTTAATAAAGGTGCATTGGATACTATGATAATTACATGGACCATAACACTGGCAGCAGTAGTTTAATAATCAATGATGTAATATTTTTGCCATTGATTGTGGCTAAATAAGGAATACACACATGGCAGCAATTATAACCAGAGAAACAGCTGGCACTGGTGCCACTGTTAAAAACAGTCCACTAACCAATGCTGAAATAGATCAAAACTTCATTAATATCAACAGCGAATTGACAAACATAAATATTAATGATACATACAGTGGAATTGTTGATGTAACTGGATCTGTTAGATCAGAGATTAAACCCGTTTCAGCACTAAATATTGATTGTTCAACTGGAAATTTTTTCACTAAAACTATCAATTCTAACAGCACTTTTACTGTTAGTAACGTGCCAATAGGCAAAGCCTATAGTTTTGTACTAGAAGTCACACATACTGCAGGAAGTATTACTTGGTTTTCAGGTGTAGTATGGCCACAAAACATTGCTCCAATACTAACAACTGGTAAAGTTCATTTGTTTGTATTTTTAACTGATGATGGCGGAACTACTTGGAAAGGTTCCTCACAAACCAATTACAATAGTTGAGATTATATGAATGAAATAACTAGATTATTGTTTGGTATGTCGTCAGGTGTAGCTGAGGGCACTTCTTGGGGCAGCAGATTTTACAGATATATCTTATCAGATATAACTTGGTCAGGATCTCAGTTTGTGGCAGTAGGGGACAGTGGAGCAATACTAACCAGCCCAGACGGTGTGACTTGGACCCTACGTAATAGTGGTACTACAGCTGGTTTGAAGAGCATAACCTGGTCAGGATCACAGTTTGTGGCAGTAGGAGAGAACTATACAATTTTAACCAGTCCAGACGGTGTGGCTTGGACCGTACGTTATACTGGTTCTATTGATATATTTAATATTTTATATGATATAACCTGGTCAGGAACCCAGTTTGTGGCAGTAGGGGCCAGTGGAACAGTATTAACCAGCCCAGACGGTGTGACTTGGACCCTACGTAATAGTGGTACTACAGCTAGTTTGCAAAGCATAACCTGGTCAGGATCTCAGTTTGTAGCAGTAGGGAACAGTGGAACAGTACTAACCAGCCCAGACGGTGTGACTTGGACTGTTCGTAATAGTAGTACTACAGCTAGTTTATATGCTATAACCTGGTCAGGAACCCAGTTTGTGGCAGTAGGAAGCACTGTAACAGTACTAACCAGCCCAGACGGTGTGACTTGGACCCTACGTAATAGTGGTATTAATACTTATGATAATTTAAATGATATAACTTGGTCAGGATCTCAGTTTGTAGCAGTAGGGAGCAGTGGAACAGTACTAACCAGTCCAAACGGTGTGACTTGGACTGTTCGTAATAGTAGTACTACTAATGGTTTATTTGGTATAGCCTGGTCAGGATCACAGTTTGTGGCAGTTGGAATTGCTTTAGTACTAACCAGCCCAGACAGTGTGGCTTGGACTGTTCGTAATAGTGGTACTACTAATACTTTGCTAGGTATAACTTGGTCAGGATCTCAGTTTGTGGCAGTAGGTTACAGTGGAACAGTATTAACCAGCCCAGACGGTGTGACTTGGACTGTTCGTAATAGTAGTACTACAGCTAGTTTATAT